GAGCGTAATGCTCACAACTTCCCATTAGACCTTGCTGCTGCAGAGTCTACTGAAGTTGCACTTGTTGCTCCATCAGTTGGTTGATAAAATTTAACACTTATGTTATATTCAAGAGACCCTTCGGGGTCTCTTTTTTATTGGAGATTTAAATGACTGTAGAAAATGAAGGAGAATTGATTGCAGAACTTCTCTGTATTGCAGGTGAACTTGGTGGAAAAATGCAAAGACTTACTACCTATGATAGTAAAGGGACAACAAGTAAGAAAATTGTGATAGAATATGATATTCAGGAGAGGGGTAAAGATGATTGAAGAAATTTCTAAATTCCCTGAAGAGTATAAAAAGATGATGGGGGGTAAATTAACTAAACGTCAAATAGAAATACTTGATGGTGATGATTTAAAATCACATGAGGGTATGATGTTTGGTGAAATGTATTCTGATTGGAAGAAGAGAAGGGGGTTTAAATGGACTTAAATTCTCTTGAACATATCAAAATAGTAAATAGTATCTTTAATGCCTTACAGAGGCACAGAGGATCCTTATAGTAGGAGTATTATTATGAGTGGAGATGGAGGACCAGTAAAACAACCGTTGAAGTTCTATTCAAAAGAACCAACGGATGTAAGAGATATTTTATTACAAACAGGTAAAGTAAAAACTGTTTATATAATGGATAAAGAACCTGAAAAGGTCTACGTTCATTTTCATGATAAAGTAACTGCTGGTAATGGTAGACGTTCAGAGACGATGGAGAGTAAGGGACAAGTATGTTGTCTTATCTCTGCACTTCTTTTTGAACATATGGAGAAGCGTGGTATTAGAACACACTTTATTGATGTTCCTTATCTTGACACATTATTATGTAAGAAGTTGACAATCATTCCCGTAGAAGTTATTGTAAGAAACATCACAGCAGGATCTATTGTTAGTCAAACTACTTTAGAAGAGGGTAAATTCATTAATCCACCTATTGTAGAGTTCTTTCTAAAAGATGATGCTAAAGATGATCCATTACTTACAGAAGATCGTGTAAGATTAATGGGATATGATACCCAACCACTTATTGATGGTGCATTGATGGTAAATACTCACCTTCAGATGCTATTCAATTTAATGGATATCGACCTTGTTGATTTCAAATTGGAGTTTGGTTACGATGCTCACGGCAATTTACTCTTGGCTGATGAATTATCACCTGACAACATGCGACTCTGGGCAAAAGGAACCAGACAACGCTTCGACAAAGACCTTTTCCGTAAAGATGAAGGTGATATCGTTGAAGCATACAAATATATACTAAATAAACTTCGTCAGTACACCTGATAAAAATGCACGGAAATTTAGAACCAGAAGAAAAAGTTATGACTTCAAAAAACTTCACCGTCTTTTCAAAAGATGGTTGTCCATATTGCACAAAGATCCAAGAAGTATTAGATTTAGCAGGTCTAAGTTATGTAACTTATAAATTAGGTAAAGACTTTGATAGAAAAAGTTTCTATGGTGAGTTTGGGGAAGGTTCTACATTTCCTCAAGTAACAATGAATGGAGAGAAACTTGGTGGATGTACAGATACAGTTAAGTACCTACAGGAGAAACAATTAGTCTAATGAAAGAAGACTTTGAAAATGTATATGATATGATAGAACATGCAATAGAACTTTCGTTTGAGGGTAAGATGCAACTTAAGTTCTATGAGTTTCTAAAGTATCGTAAGACAACGAAAGCAGAGGTTGATGCTTTTCTTCAGAGTTCTACTGCAAAAGAACTTGCTGATGAAGTATTAGAACTACAAGAGTATATTAAAGGTGGTAAAGATAACTTACACCAACAATTGCGTGAGGCATATGGTCATATACCTAAACCTCAAGCAAGAAAAATAACCAAATACTTGGGTGGTATCCTTGAGGATGCAGTGAGGTATAGCAATGACAGAAAACCAGGAAGACGAAAAAAAGTCTCTAAATAAAAGCAAACCCACTGAAATTAATAGAGGGGTTGAACTACTATTAAGAAATAGGAGGAAAAAACCAGAACCATCAAAAACATTTCAGGTAAAGTTTGGAAAATTAATTGCACTCTGGAATAGAGAAATTGTTTTTCACTTTAATTTTTACTTGGACATTAGAAAAAAATAACACTCTGAGGAGGAGTATCATGGACATGACCATAGTAACCTTAACTCTTACGACAGTAGTTTCTCTACTTGCATTATTAGTGGGAGGTATGATAGGATGGATGGCAAGACAACATTCATATGAAACTACACCTCAAGTAGTGTATACTCATCCAGAAATGTTTGATGCAAATGGACAACTTGTTCCCGATGAAATTTTAGCTCTAAGAATTGAAAACAATCATGACATCAACAACGACGAAGAAGAAGACGACGACTAAAAGGAAGTCTCCTGCAAAGAGAGTTAAACTTCCACCTAATCCTTTTATTCATGAGATACTTGAACTTGCAAGTTCTCAAAGAACAAAAGCAAAGAAGGTTGATATTCTTAAAGAATATAGAGATGATTCATTAACTGCTATTCTTATATGGAATTTTGATGATACAGTTAAGTCTGCAGTTCCTGAAGGAGAAGTTCCTTATAAAGAGAATGAAGTACCAGTAGGCACAGATCATACATCATTGCGTAGAGAATGGAAGCAACTTTATCATTTCATTCAGGGTGGTAATAATACTTTAAGTGCTCTTCGTAGAGAGACTATGTTTATTCAGATGCTTGAGGGTCTTCATCCAGAAGAAGCAAAGATTATTTGTTTGGTTAAAGACAAGAGACTTACTGAACAATATAAGATTACATATGATGTAGTAAAAGAAGCATATCCTGATATCACATGGGGTGGTAGGTCATGACGACTAAAACAGAGAAGAAAGTGGAAGAAAAGGAAATAAAACAAGAAGAACAATTTAAACCCTCTGAATATGGGTGTGAAATTTTGTTGGAAAAAACTACTCTTGTGAAAGCACAGGATACAAATTTTCCAACAGATGCACATCTTGTTTGGTATAACATAGATGGTGAAGAGCATCTTGATTTAACACGTTGCTCAAAGAGAACAGATTTATTTGACATGTATTATGATCGTTATGGTCCTAATGTGGTAAAAAGATTTGATCATGGTAGAGGTACAATTAAACCAAACCTTTGGGGATATAGACAACCAGATAAGAAAGCAACACGGAAAAGGAAAAGACCATGAATGATGATGAGATAAGAGCTCAGATAAATGAACTTATCCGAGATGAAATACAAGAGAATATAAATGAGTATGTTGATGCTCAAGATGAAACTAAGAAGAGTGGACTTGGATTTGTTGGTAAGGAAGGTGAGGATCAATTGAAAGTTAATATACCCAATGCAGAGATTGATAAGTTACTTAAAGAGTATAAAAAGATTAAGAAGAATCAGAAGTCTAATTTTGCCCAGATCAAGAAACTTGGTTTGGTTGATAGACATGGGAATGAATTAAATGCTGAGTAAAGATCAGAGATTAAAGTGCGTTGAGATTGCATGTAAAATTAGATTAAACAGAGAGGTGACATTAAGCGACATGATATGGTATAATAAGTTGGTAGAGCATAATAGACATGCAAGAGGTATCCATGAGAGATTCACTTATAAAGGCGGTGCTAGCCCATGCCAGTGGCGAAATTGAAAAGCACAAAGCCAATGTAAACGTTTATCTAGAACATCCAGCAGGAATTGGAGAGCATTCAGATATAACTGAAGCAATTCAATGCGAATTGGATAAGATTGCTAGGTATCACGATCAAATAGAAGTAATTCAGAAGTACTTTAAGTAGTTTTGTATCACAAAATACACATTTACTTGCATATATAGTATACATGTGTTAGTATTAACACACACGTTCAACCCCTTGTGGGTCGCAAGTAAGCCGACTCGGAACGGATTCGTTCATCCTTATGGAATTACTTCTTGCTACACTTTTAACATGTGAGAGTGCTCAAAGTATTATCGACAACATTAAACGTTCAACTCCTAACAGAGATGAGTTAGTTGAAGTAATACAAGAGAGTACTGAGAAGGGATGCTTTAAGGACGCAAAAGCCGACTGAAGGAACGGGGCAAAAATCCCTACTACTTTGGAGAAAGCCAATGGCAAAAGTCACTTACCGTGGAGTCGAGTACGACTCTGCAGAGTACAACAAGAAAGTACTCGCTGAAGCAGCACAGCACAGAAACTTCGATCTAATGTATCGAGGTATCAAAGTTTCAAAGAAACTTACTGCTGTTTAAAGAATAAGAGGAGGGGTTTACACCCCTCTTTTTTTGTATTATAATTAGATGAAAAGTAATCATATGAACAAAGCAAAATTAAAAGTTTTAATCATGGCTCTTAAAGAGGTTGTTGATGAACTTGAGTCTGAGATTTATTCAGATGTAGATGCTTATAAAAACTCTGGTGCATTCAAAGATATACCAAGAGATTATGATGAAATGTATGATGACGATGATGGTTACGCAGATTAA